AGGCCACAATCAATAAGGTCATTAATGAATATTACATTTATAATGAGAAGGGCTTCTCAACTAAGCAGCTCCAGCCGGGGATGGGAACTCAGCCGGGAGTCACATCCGGGTTAAAGATTGCCCGTGACTCTATCGTTATGATTAGCTCGGGACTAACTGACGCCAATGGTACTCTAGTTCTATCATATCTTCAGAAGTGTATTCGCGAGTGCAACCAGCTCCGAACTCTTGAGAACGCGGCGATCATTTATCGTCTCTCAAGAGCTCCTGAGCGTCGTATCTGGTATGTTGATGTCGGAAATCTTCCTAAGATGAAGGCCGAACAGTACCTTAAAGACATTATGACGAAGTATAAGAATAAGCTCGTCTATGATGCCGGTACGGGAGAGATTCGAGATGATCGTAAGTATATGACGATGCTCGAAGACTTCTGGCTTCCACGCAGAGAGGGTGGAAGAGGAACCCAGGTTGATACTCTTAAGGGTGGTCAAAACCTTGGAGAGATGGACGATGTTCTCTATTTCCAAAAGCAGCTCTACAGAGCTCTTAACGTTCCAGTCACTCGGCTCGACTCAGAGGCCATGTTTGATATTGGCCGTGCTACTCAGATCAGTAGAGATGAAATTAAGTTCGCTAAATTTATTGATAGACTTCGTACCAAGTTTACTAAGATATTCCTCGATCTCATGGAGAAACAGATTCTTCTCAAGGGAATCGCTACCTATGATGATTGGGTCTCATTTAGAGACGATATCAAGTTCAGATTCGCTCGTGATAACTACTTTGCCGAGCTTAAAGAATCCGAAATTCTAAGTAATCGTTATCAGTTACTCGCGGCAATCTATCCATATATCGGTAAGGTTGTATCATGGCACACCGTAAGAAAGCAAGTACTTCGTCAAGATGACGAAGAGATTCAGAGAGAGGATGCCTACATTGCAGACGAAATACTCAATCCTCAGTACAACTCTGCTCTGTTGGATCCCGACGAAAATGGCATGGGAGAGTCGCCAGATCTACCACCAATGCCTGAAGAAGGAAAGAAATAATGGCTAAGAATAATGATATCAAAGTGACAGTGTCTGAAGAAAACGGTAAGAAGACTTTCTATGTTGATGTTAAAAATATGAGTGGAGAAGAAGCAAAGGCTCTTATTCTTCAAGCAATAAAAGAAAATGGCAATATTGATATTGAAGACATTGATATCCAAGAAGATCAAAATCACTTCTCTGCTACTCTAAACAATGATGGAACCGTGGATACTCAGGACCTCACTCCAGATTCTGGAAATGATGATGCTCTTAGATTCGATGCTCTTAATGCAGTTCATGCGGCTCTGAATTCAGAGCCATCAGAATTCGAGGGCCAGATCAAGCTAGGTCTAGCTGATCGTATACAAAATGCTATTGAAAGGAAGCGCGATGAAGTCGCTCAAGCTATTTTTGGAAATCAGGACCAGGAAATCGAGACTGATGATCCTGATGCCCAAGACCCAGAGTACAACCCTGAAGCCGAAGAAATAGACCCAGAAGAAAACAATTCGGAGGAATAATGGCTAAACCACTATCCCAGATTCTATCAGAAACTTTTGACACTGGAGACCCACGAGCAAATCATGCTAAGTGGTATGTAAGGCGTGTCAATAAAGAATATTATGGTAGATTCAAATGGAATAGTGGTAAGAACGCATTTATTCGAGTTGGTGGTAAGTATCGAGACAAGGATGCTGCAGTACAAGCGGCAAAAGTTAGCGCCCTATAAATATCGAAAAGGAATTAACCAATGATGACGTTTAGAGAGGCAGTAGCTGTAACTCCTAGTGATACTACAGCCGTCAAGTTTAGAGCGCTCTACATCGGTGGAACCGGTGATGTTACAGTACAGACTCTCGGAGATGGTACTACCACTACATTTAAAGCGGTTCCTGTTGGAACTACTCTTTGGATTGGATGCACTCTGGTTAAGACTACAGGAACTACGGCCACCAATATCGTTGGTCTAAACTAAGAGGTAGAACGAGCAATGTTTCTAATTTGCGAAACTGTTGAAGACTCAAAGTTCATCATTGAGGAATCGGCCGAAGGAAAGAAGAAGCTCTACCTCGAGGGTATCTTTCTTCAAGGTAATCTAAAGAACCGCAATGGGCGCTGGTATGATGCTGATATTCTAGAGAACGAGATCAATCGTTATACTCAAGAGAATATCGCTAATAAGAGAGCATTCGGTGAGCTTGGACACCCACAGGGACCAACTATCAATCTTGATCGAGTCTGCATTCTTCATGAATCAGTTAAGCGCGATGGAAACAACTTCATCGGTAAGGCTCGAGTCATGACTAATACCATAATGGGAAAGCAGGTCGAGGGTCTACTCTCTGACGGCGCTCAACTCGGTGTTTCTTCTCGTGGCATGGGAACTCTTAAAGTTGAAGAAGGAATTCAAAGAGTTCAACCAGACTTCCGTCTAGCAACTCTGGCGGATGTTGTTGCGGATCCATCGGCTCCAGATGCTTTTGTTAATGGTATCATGGAGGGGCGTACCTGGATGTTTGATGCTATCTCAGGAACATGGGCCGAGCAGGGTGTCGAGAGACTTCAAGAACAAATGAAGAAGATGCCGGCGAGAGTTATTAATGAGAATAAGCTCAAGCTCTTTGAAGCGTATCTCAACACGCTTACCAATAAGAAGCGTGATGCCTAAACTACTTCGTGATATTCTTGAAGATCTAGGTGATAGTAAGATGCCTAGGCATGAAAAGGATAATAATGCTTGGTATTGTAATAAGCAAGAACACTTTAACGCTATTAAGAACTTAACAGTCCCTGCTACTCTCGCTCAAATGAGTAATAATAGATTTGGAAGATCGGTAGTTTGGATGAGACGTTCTGGTCCACGAATCGAGAAAGAGAAGGGCCTTCTGAAGAAGAAGGTTCCTCATCTGCTTGGTTAAATCAAAACAGTTATAAATACTATAAAGAATTCCTTAAGGAGACCCCTTCGATGACGAAGCAAGTAAACGAAGACTCAGCTGCTGCAAAGACTATTGCTATTCCGCAGCACAACAAGTCTCAAATGCTAGGAGCGGCGCTTGCTAAGCTTGCGGGCCTAGGTATTGAAGACCTATCACACTTTCTAAATGATACCCTGGCGCAGGTCGATTCTAAATCGAGTGCTCTTAATGGAGCTGGTGTTCCGGACGCCTCTGCTAAGAACCAGGCTTCTCTAAACATGAAGCCATCGGCAGCAGTTAAGGAATCAGTAAAGTCAGATCTCGCTGACATCTTCGGTGAGGGCGAGGAACTATCAGAAGAGCTCAAGGAAAATGTTGCTACTCTATTCGAGGCAGCTCTTGAGACTCGTCTAGTTATCGAGCGTGAGCAGATTATCGAGGAAGCTAACAAGAACCTCGAAGAGGCTTATGTCGAAATTCAAAAGGAAATGGCCGAGAAGATCGAGACCTATCTTGACTATGTCGTTGAGCAGTGGCTCGAAGACAACCAAGTAGCTATCGAAACTTCTCTACGTAATGAGGTCATGGAAGACTTCATCGATGGTCTAAAGAATCTCTTCGCTGAGCACTATGTAAATATGCCAGAGGAGAAGGTTGAAGTGGTTGAGGAACTGGCCGATAAGGTTATTGAGCTTGAGAAGAAGCTCGATGAGTCAATCACTGAGAACAAGACTCTAAAGAATGAAGTTCTTGAGAGTAAAAAGAATGATGTTGTTGATGCTGTATGCGAAGGCCTTGCCCTTACAACGGCTGAGAAGCTTCGTTCACTAAGTGAGAGTGTTGAGTTTGATGGTGATCTTGAAATCTTCAAGACCAAGGTTGAACTCCTTAAGAAAAACCTATCGGAATCAAAGGATAAAGCTCCTGCGACCAAGACTGGTATCGTCACAGAGGAGAGTGATCCGGATGCGGCGCAAAAGGGTAATGCCTCAGCTCCAATTCTACCACCTGAAATTAACCGTTATGTCGAATCAATCTCTCGCAGCGTTCGCAAGTTCTAAGCTTAAGAATTGCTGAGTTATAAATATCAAAAACACCCAAGGAATAAGGGAGCAATAAATGTTTAACCTAGCTGAGGAAACTCGCAAGAAGTGGCAGCCAATTCTTGAGCACGAAGACCTGGCTCCTATTACCGATCCATATCGTCGTGCCGTTACCGCTCAGCTTCTTGAGAACACCGAGCGTGCTCTCATCGAGGATGCGTCACATGGTAATTCATCTAACCTCCTAACCGAGGCTCCAATTCCAGCCAACTATTGGGGTAACTCATCTGCTAACGCGGGTACCGGTGGTAACATTGCGGCATTTGACCCAATTCTTATCTCACTTGTACGTCGTGCTATGCCAAACCTAATGGCTTATGACCTTTGCGGTGTTCAGCCAATGAGCGGTCCAACCGGTCTTATCTTCGCAATGCGTTCACGTTACACCAGCCAGACTGGAAACGAGACGTTCTACAACGAAGTTAACACCGCGTTCTCGACCGTTACTGATGGTTCTAACACCATGGGTCAGAAGCACGTTGGTCAGCTTCCAACCGGCGTAGTTAACACCTACAACACTGGTTCGGGTATGGGAACTGCACAGCTCGAGGCTCTAGGCACCGACTCTAACGCTGCATTCGCCGAGATGGCATTCAGCATCGAGAAGGTTACTGTAACCGCTAAGGGTCGTGCTCTAAAGGCTGAGTACACGATGGAGCTCGCACAGGATCTTAAGGCCGTTCACGGACTAGATGCTGAGACCGAGCTTTCGAACATCCTTTCAACGGAAATTCTCGCAGAGATTAACCGTGAAGTTGTTCGTACCATCAACATCGTTGCTAAGGCCGGTTCTCAGACCGACGTTGCAACCCCAGGAACCTTCGATCTTGACACCGACGCTAACGGTCGTTGGTCAGTTGAGAAGTTCAAGGGTCTTATGTACCAGCTCGAAAGAGAGTGCAACCAGATTGCGAAAGAGACCCGTAGAGGAAAGGGTAACATCGTCCTCTGTTCTGCAGACGTAGCTTCTGCACTTCAGATGGCAGGTGTTCTTGATTACACTCCAGCTCTCGACCGTAACAACAACATGCAGATCGACGATACGGGTAACACTTTCGTCGGTGTCCTTAACGGCCGTCTAAAGGTCTACATCGATCCATATGCAATCGGTGGTCAGTACCTAACCGTTGGTTATAAGGGTCCAAACTTCACCGACGCTGGTATCTTCTACTGCCCATACGTTCCACTTCAGATGGTCCGTGCAGTAGACCCACAGAGCTTCCAGCCTAAGATTGGATTCAAGACTCGTTACGGTATGGTTTCAAACCCATACGCAGAGGGTCTAACCCAGGGTCAGGGCGCTCTTAACGCTAATGCTAACGTCTACTACCGTAGAACTAGCGTTCTTCACCTCATGTAAGACTTGGGATAACCAAGCACAACTCGGGCGGGACTTCGGTTCCGCCCTTTTTGTATCAGCTCAATATTTCCTGTACACTAAATAATGGAGGAGTAGTGAATATGGCTAATAAAGAAAAACCAGAAATGTGCCATCGTTGTGGAGCTATGGACTGGCATAAGGCTCCACATCTTGGTGGAGAGTATTGTGCTTCATGTGGATATGAAATACATCACAGTAAACCTCTTAGAGATATCGTAAAGAAGAAGTAATGTATGAATCCGAAATCACGGTCAGGCATGATGCTATCGATAGAGTCAGTCAATGGTATTGGTATTCTATCGATACTGGCGCATGGGACGGTCCTAAGCATGATTGGATTACATCTCACAAAGAGAAGTACTTCACCCATGTTAAGAAGTTTGATACTGTGGTTCAGGCTGGTGGATGTCTAGGAATGTATCCAAGACTTCTATCGGATATCTTTGGTAAGGTATATACATTTGAGCCAGACTCTAAGAACTTCTACTGTCTGAACTTGAATTGTCAGAAGTCGAATATCATTAAGTTCAACTGTGCTCTTGGTGAGGGACATAAGATGGTATCGATTAACAGGCGTAAAGAGGATAACCTCGGAATGCACTGTATTAGAGAAGATGATGAAGAGATGATTCCTATGCTCTGCATCGATGACTTAAACCTCCAGATCTGTGATATGATATGCCTCGATGTAGAGTGTTATGAGTCGAATATCTTACTAGGAGCAATGGAGACCATCTCTCGATTCAAGCCAGTTATCACGTGCGAGAATGGAAATGCTACTATCCACACCATTCTACGACAATTCGGATACGAGCACGTGGACCAATCGGTCAATGACGCTATTTACGCGATAAAGGAGTAACATGACACAGTTTTGTGCACCAGACAATATGTCTCTACTGAACCCGAATGAATTTCGGTTCTTCCTTCATCGTGCTCCTTACCTGTCCTTCTTTGTACAGACGGTTCAGCTTCCAATGATATCACTTCCTGCTAGTGAACAGAGTAATCCATTCACCGATATTCCAGTTCCGGGTGAGCACATTACTTGGGAAAAACTACCGGTCACTTTTCTTGTGGATGAAGATCTTCAGGGTTATCTAGAGATGTATAATTGGATTCGTGGAATGGGTTTTCCAGAGACATTTGATGAATACAAAGCTGCTAGATATGCCGATCCTCAGTTCAGATCTACATGGCAGGCATTTACATCTGACATTTCGGTGTTCACTAATACTGGTCATAGGAATGCTAATATTGAATTTCTCTTTGAGGATGCATGGCCAACATCGGTTTCAGCTCCTAAACTCGATACTACTAATCCAGATCAACCAGTAGTGACCTCTCAGGTGATATTTAATTACACTCTCTTTGACGTGAGA